TAATTGGTTCGTAATTGGTCTGGTGCTTGTTTTGGCGCAAATTGATATATATCGTAGGGCAAATTCAACCGATTAACTCACTGGCTCAATTGCCGGGAAAATGAGAGGCAAAAATCATGGCTGAGAAGCGGAGCGATAAGCAGGAATTATTCTGCATTGAGTACATTAAAGATTTCAATGGCACTAAGGCAGCTATTCGCGCCGAATATAGCGAGAAAAGCGCTGCATCAATCGCGGCAGAACTCCTTAGAAAACCACATATTCAGGAGCGCATCATAGAATTGAAGGCCGAACGCATAAGAAAAACCAAAGTAGATGCTGCATGGTTACTTACGCGATTACATGATGAAGCTGAGGCTGATATTGCGGATATTTACAATGAGGATATGACACTCAAGCCAATACATGAATGGCCTAAGATTTGGAGACAAGGACTTGTGCAGGGCGTTGACGTTGCTGAAATTTGGGACGGTTACGGCGAAGAAAAGCAAATAATTGGCCAGTTGAAGAAGGTGCGCCTGAGCAACCGCATGGACCGCCTGAACGCGATTGGTAAGCACATCGACGTGCAAGCGTTCCAAGAGAACGTCAATCACACTGGCATTGAGGGGCTTGGTGATCGCCTTGCTCGTGCGCTCAAGAATACTGAGGGCGAGTAATGGATTGCGAGGCTTGCGACAATACAGAATTTGACACGCCGTTCTGTGAGGGTTGTGCTTGCTGTCAAGAGTGCTGCAATTGCTCCACTGATGATTGCGATTGCGGTGCTTGCGAAGATCGCCGTGAGTTTGAGGGCGAATAGTTAGGAAGCCGAACAAGTGCAAAATCAAGACGATTACAATGACCAAATCATAGAGCTGGCGGCTTCGTGCCGCTTTCGTCCTGACAAGTGGTCAGCGGCGGCGTGGGATTGGGGCCATGGTGAGCTGGAAAGCTACCATGGGCCGCGACAATGGCAGCAAGACATTGATCAGATCATTGTCGAGCATTTGGCTAACCCTGATACACGCTATGACCCGCTCCAGATTGCCGTTGCATCTGGCCACGGTATCGGCAAATCTGCCAAGATGGGTATGCTATCCAACTGGGCAATGTCCTGTTGGGTTGACGCTAACGTGCTGATCACGGCCAACACTGAGCCGCAGCTTCGCACCAAAACATCGCCTGAGGTCGCCAATTGGTTCAAGAAGTCTCTGACTGCTGACTGGTTCGATATCCAAAAGATGTCCATCAAGTCGCGTGATCCCAAGCGCGATGAAAGTTGGCGCATGGATTTCCTCACGTGGTCGCAGCATAACACCGAAGCCTTTGCCGGACTGCACAACAAAGACAAGATTATCTTGCTGCTGTTTGATGAAGCTTCAAAGATACATGACAAGGTTTGGGAAGTAGCCGAAGGCGCGATGACTGACGAGAACACAGTCATTATTTGGGTTGTATTTGGAAACCCGACGCAAAACTCTGGTCGTTTCCGCGAATGCTTTAGACGTTACAAGAAACGCTGGCGCACTATGCAAGTAGACGCGCGAGATGTAGAAGGTACAAACAAGAAACTTTATGAGAAGTGGGCTGAAGATCGTGGCGAAGATAGTGACTTTTTCAAAATCCGGGTGCGTGGTCAGTTTCCATCGCAAAGCGCCATGCAGTTGATTTCCGGCGAGCTAGTTGATGCGGCTCAAAAACGCCACCTGCGCAAAGAGCAATACAGTTTCGCGCCCGTGATCATTGGCGTTGACCCGGCGTGGACTGGTGATGACAGCCTTGAGGTGTACTTGCGCCAAGGTCTCTATTCCAAGCACCTGCTGACGATACCCAAGAACGATAACGACATGGCCGTGGGCGCGAAGATCGCGCGTCTTGAGGAAGAATATCAGGCTGACGCGGTGTTTATCGATGCGGGCTATGGCACCGGGATCAAGTCTTATGGTGATACTATAGGGCGCAACTGGCGCTTAGTGTGGTTTGGCAGCACTAAAACGCTTGATCCGGGGTGTTACAATGTTCGGGCTTACATATGGGTGGAGATGCAAAAATGGCTGCAAGCTGGCGGCGCTATCGATCCCAAGGATCAAGACTTGTCTGATGATCTGGTTGGTGTTGAGACTGTGCCAAGGCCAGACGGGAAGGTGCAGCTTGAAAGCAAGGAACACATGAAGGAGCGTGGATTGCCTTCTCCGAACAAAGCTGACGCGCTGGCTGTGACATTTGCAGAGCCTGTTGCAAAGCGCCAACATCATAACTACACTCAACCCGATGGTGGTCACACTGTTTCGGCTGCTCAAGTTGATTATGATGTTTTAGAATAAGGAATGATTATGGACAAGGATATGACATTTGGCGAAGCGCTCCAAGCTATTAAGGATGGTAAGCGGGTCGCTCGTGCTGGCTGGAATGGTAAGGGCATGTTTATCTTCTTGGTGAACGGCTCCAAGTTCATTGTTAACCGTGAACCGCTTTTGTCGATCATGGGCGAAGGAACTGAGGTTAACTATCACGCGCATATCGACATGAAAACGGCTGATGATATGGTTGTGCCTTGGTTGTGTTCACAAACTGACATGCTTGCCGAAGATTGGTGCATCGTCGGTTAGCTGAGTGTTTCAACGCCTAGACGACTGCCGGGGCATTTCTCTTGACTAAGGGTTCGATAAATGAAAGAGACAATTTCTAAGGCTAACAACTGGATGGTGAGCAAAGGCATATCGCCAGACTTAATGTCGATGGGTATCGGGGAGCTTATCTTCTTCGGTCTGTTCTTGGCATTCATTGCGGTCACTGCACTTTCTGTCATTGTTCCGTTTGCTGGCCTAATCTTTAACCTCATTGGGTGAAACTATGTGCTTATTCAATACCGGGCCTGATCCAGCGCCGCCAGAACTCCCACCAGAACACGCGCAGCAACGATTGCCCGATACTGCGGCAGTTCGAACAGCGGCGCAGCGACGCACTGAGGACCGCGTTCGGTCTGGTCAGCGCACAATTCTAACCAGCGGCAGCGGTGTTAAGGCTAAAGCGCCAACCGCCGCGCCTGTATTGTTGGGGTCTTAACATGTGTTTGTTCTCAAATCGCACGGCACCGGGCGGTAGCACTAAGGTTGAACGGCCTTCACCAACGCAGCCAACGACAACGCAGCCACCGGGAACCCCAAACGCTCCCGCTCGCGCACCTGCTGCAACGGCTGAACCTGCCGCGCCGGGTGCTGCATCTAAGATCATGGCCAAAGGGCGCAATCAGCCGGGCCGTGGCACTCTAAACACGGTGTTAACTGGTGGTGGATCAAACACTGGCGGTTATGCACCAATCGCAACTAAAACTCTGTTAGGTCAGTAAATGAGCAATCCCCGCGAGAATGAAACGCAGCGGCAATACCACACTCGCCGGGCGCTTGAGTTGCAATCAATAAGAAGCCCTTGGGAGGCCATTTGGCGACCCTTGGGCAATTACTTTGAACCGTCCCGATTGCGTCTTGATGATAAGAACGAGGGGTTCTATGACCGCTCCAAGATCATCGATAGTTCGCCGACGTTCTCGCTTCGGACGCTTGCGAGTGGTATGCATTCTGGCGTTTCATCACCAGCCCGGCCTTGGTTCCAGCTTGCCACTCATGATCCTGAGTTGCGCAAGTATGAGCCTGTTAAAGTCTGGCTTGATGATGTTGAAACGCGGATGCGTGAGGCTTTCCAATCGTCAAATATCTACCGCGCATTCCACAAGGGATATGCTGATCTAGGTCAGTTTGGCCAGTCATGCGGCTTGTTGGTCGAAGATGATGAAAATCACATTCGAATGATGCAGCAAATTCATGGGCGGTTCTGGATCGCGCGGGATGAAAATGGACGTGCCACGACGCTTTATCGAAAGTTCAAGTGGACTGTGGAAAAGATTGTCAGCCGCTTCGGTCTGGAAAATGTGAGCGATACGGTTCGCACTCAATACGATAACGCAAATTATGACAGTATGTTCTACATCTGGCACGCTGTCGAGCCGCGTTTGAACCGCAACCCAAAGAAAGCCGACAAGAAGAACAAGCGTTTCTTGTCGAACTATTGGGAAGATCACGAGCCTTCTAACGGCAAGATGCTTGAGGAAAGCGGATTTGATAGCAACCCTATCATTGCGCCGCCTTGGGAGTTGTCTGGCGATGATGAATATGCGGTATCTCCTGCAATGGTTGTGCTTGGCGACGCCAAGATGTTGCAAAAAGAACAGTCTCGAAAGTTGGAAGGTATTGATAAGATCGTGCGTCCACCAATGACGGGGCCGACTGCGCTCAAGAATAACCCTGCATCACTCCTGCCGGGTTCTGTGACCTATGTTGACGATCCGGCTGGTAAAGGTTATCGCCCGGCAATGGAAGTAAATATCCGCCTTGGTGAGCTTCGCGAAGATATTCGCGAGACACGCGACCGGATCAATCAGGGCATGTACTCTGACTTGTTCTTGATGCTTGCCAACATGGAAGGCATTCAGCCGCGCAACAGCATGGAAATCGCTGAACGCAAAGAGGAAAAGCTTCTGGCGCTTGGGCCTGTGCTTGAGAACATCTATGACGCGCAACTTGAGCCTGTGATCAGCCGGGCGTTCGAGATTATGCTGAAGCGCAATCAATTCCCACCAGCACCGCCTGAGATACAAAATCAGGATTTGAAGATTGAATATACTTCAATTCTTGCTCAAGCTCAAAAGGCCGTTGCTACTGGCGCGATTGAACGTGTGGCTGGATTTGTGGGCAACCTTGCCAACGCCAAGCCTGATGTTCTGGATCGCTTCGACGCTGACGAGGCTGTCACGCAATACAGCGAAATGGTTGGCGCTCCTGCGAAGATCATCAAGTCAAACGACGAGGTGAAGAAGGTGCGCGATGAACGGTCTGCTCAGATGCAACAAGCTGCACAGCTTGAAACTGCTGAGAAGGCCGTGCCTGTCGCGAAGGGTGCTGCTGAGACTGCGGGTCTAATGGCTGAGGCTGCATCAATGCCGGGCGGTCAAGATTTGTTGTCACAACTCGGAATTAGTGGGGCTTAATATGTTCGATGAAGAAGAAAAGGCCCAAGAGGTAAGTCAGGCCCAACGTGATCTTTATGACGCAGTGGAGGCGATTTATAACACGCCTGAGGGCAAAAAGTTTATCATGTGGTTGATTGCTCTAAGCGGTATTGATAGAAGCCGATGGAGTAATGACGCTGAGGTTTCGGCGTTTAACGCTGGCGAGCAAAATATTGGACATAAGATTGTCGCGGTGCTTGATGCTGTCGATCCAAGATTTTATCCAAGCCTCTTGCTCGGCTTCGCTAACAATGAAACAATGGCTGCATCATCTAAGAGTGATACTTACATCACAGACGAGGACGAGGACTGATGTTTACTAAATTTGGTATTCCATTGCCGCTATTCGAGGGCGAGGGCGTTGGCTCTGGTGGCGCTCCTGAAGGCGGCACACCTGAGGGCGGCGCAACCGAAGGCACACCAGCCGATAAAGACCCGGCCAGCGTGATCTTCGGCGGCGAGGGCGAGAAGCCAGCGGAAGGCGAGAAGCCAGCCGAGGGGGAGAAGCCCAAGGAAGGTGAGAAAGAAGCTGGCGATACTGTCCCTGAAGATGGGAAGTATGAGCTTCAAATGCCTGAGGGCGTTGAGCTTGACCAAGAATTGCTTGGCGCGTTGTCTCCTGAGTTCAAGGATATGGGCTTAACGCAAAACCAAGCGCAGAAGCTTGCTGATAAGTTCATTGAGGCGCAACAAAAAAGCGCTGCTGAACAAGGCGAGAACTGGAACAAAACCGTGTCCGGTTGGGTGGACCAAGCAAAAGCCGACAAGGAAATGGGCGGCGATAATTGGGACAAAACGGTCAAGACCGCCACAAGCGCGGTTGAGAAATTTGGAGATGATGAACTGCGGGACTTCCTGACCAGCTACGGCGGCGGCAATCATCCTGCGGTAATTCGTTTCTGTAGTAAGATCGGGGCAGCGTTGCTTGACGACGACCCGGCGAAAGGTGGCGCGGAAGGCAAGGGGAAGCCAGCCGATGCCGCTCATGCTCTATTCCCCAATGACGCTCCGAAAGGGTAGTTAAATGGCAACTATTGGAACTTATTTCCCCAACCTTGTCGATCAGTACAAAGACAGCACTGAGGGCAAGATCGCGGAAATCCTGCATCAGCAAAACCCTATTTTGGATGATGCTCTTGCGACACAATGTAACTCTGGCACTAAGCACAAACACGGCATCCGTACGGGTCTGCCGGAAGTTTCTTGGGGTCGTCTTTACAAGGGTGTGAAGCAGTCTAAAGCGACCACGCAACAAGTCGAAGATACAACTGGTTTCCTTGAAGCCCGTTCTGAAATCGACAAGCGTTTGCTCGATCTGGCTGACGATATGGCTAAAGCTCGCTTGGCAGAAAGCGCCCCATTCTTGGAAGCTATGAACCAAGAAATGGCTCGCGGTATTTTCTACCACAGCACCGACACTTCACCTGAGAAGTTCCAAGGCTTGGCTGCACGTTACGGCTCGATTGGTGGCGCTGGCGCTGGCAATCAGGTTATTGACGGTGGCGGTGCTGGCAACGACAATACGTCGATTTGGTTCGTTACTTGGGGTGATCACGCGACTTCTTTGCTCTTTCCAAAAGGCACTAAAGCTGGTGTTTCTATGGAAGATAAGGGTGAGGAGCCAGTTAAAGACGCTGACGGTAATACCTATTACGCCAAGGTCGCGATGTTCAATTGGCACATTGGCATGTTCGTTAAAGATTGGCGCTACAATGCGCGGATCGCGAACATCTCCAAGGCCGCGATTGATGGCAACACTGTTGACGTTTGGGCATTGCTCCGCAAGGCTTATTACAAGCTGCAATCTCGCCGCATTAACGCACAGTCAAGCCGTATCGCGATCTACATGAACCGCGATGTGCTGGAATTGCTCGATGCGCAATCAACCGACAAGTCATTGACCAATGCGGTTAACAACTATCACCACTTGACTTCGCAGTTTGTTGAAGGTCAAGAAGTGAAGCACTATCGCGGTATTCCTATCCGCGAGACCGATGCTCTGTTGAACACAGAACAGCGCGTAGTTGCTGCCTAATCCATCTGCCGGGGGATAACTCCCCCGGTTTTTCAAATCTCTTAATAGAGGGAAACAAAATGATTTTTGATAATCAATCAATGTTGTCGGATCAGCAAGCAATTACCGCCTCTGCGCCTTCAACAAACGTCATCGACCTTGGCAAGACTGGCACGGCTTACGGCCATGCCGCTGCTGTCAAGCGAGATATTGGTCCGGGTTCGGCTATCCCGCTCCGCGCTCAAGTCACCGAAGCGTTTACCGCTGGCGGCGCTGCGACTTTGCAGGTCCAGCTTGAGGTTTCCGCGACTGAGAACTTTGCGGCTCCAAAGGTGGTCTGGCAAACTCCGGCTATCGCTCTGGCTGATTTGAAGCCCGGCAAAGTGTTCGTGCCTGAATACATCACGCGCGGCACTGACGAGCGTTATTTCCGCCTCAACTATGTGGTTGCATCTGGCCCAATGACTGCGGGTAAAATCACTGCTGGCGTGACATTGGGGAACCAATCGAATGCCTAAGGTCGAAGCGCTTGAACATGGCTATTGGGGCAACGTCTTGCGCGAACCGGGTGAGCGGTTTTTTATCGACAACGATGTGTGGTCAGATAAAAAAAGCCGCCCGGGTTGGGTGAGAAAAGTTGGCTCTGATCCAGAGCCAACCGCCACAGCTGAGGTTGGGGCTTCTGCAACTTCTGAAATTCCCGACAATTGGAAAACGCTAGGCGCTGCCGAACGCAAAGAGATTGCTCAAAAAATCTCTGGCGCTCCGGTCGCAAACGGCGCTGATGCAAATGAAATCATCGAGACGCACTTGTCCTCAATCAAAAATCCGTCTAATGATGATGCGTCTGCCTCCGAACCTGAAACTAAGCCTGAGGGTAACGGGGTTGACGAGGCGCTAGGTAATTCGGGTCCACGCCCCGATTACTTGCCTACTGAACATACAGGGCAATCACAAACCGCCCCTGTTATGGCAGACGACTAAAAAAAAGGGCGGCTTTAGGTCGCCCTTTTCTTTTAACTAAATATAGGTGGTAACATGTTGCATCTTATTAAAATTGAAAATCGAATTTACCAATCAAACTAGACACCTTTGCGCGGGAAATGTACGCTTGCACAAAGGTTTTTTATAAGGTGAAGAAATGGCTTCAATCGTTTCGATCTGTAACATGGCGCTGACCAACTTGGGCAAGGGCAATATTAGCTCATTGACCGAAGGTACCACTGAGGCGCGAGCTTGCAACCAGTATTATTCGCATACTCTGGAAGTGATGTTATCGCGCTATCCGTGGTCATTTGCGACTAAGTTCCAGTCAATGGCTGGTGTTACCAATCCAATACCAGCCGGGACGTTTTCGGCGTTTGACGTGATAAGCGGTCAAGCGAAAGCCTACGAGTTGCCGACAGACTGCTTAAAGGTAATTGACGTGTTATCGTCGCAAGTGCCTGAAAAAGCTAGTGATTTGGGCGAATATGGCGTTCCGTACAAAATTGCCAACCGGGTTGTATATACAACTATATCACCAGCGATCCTATGTTATATAACAAAGGAAACTGACCCAACAAAGTTTGATACGTCATTTATTGAAGCTTTGTCTTGGGAGTTGGCCGCGCGTCTGGCCATGCCTCTTGTCCGTGATTTCAAGGTGCGCAATGACGCTCTGAATTTCGCGCGGGTATTGTCGGCGCAAGCTGAGATGGTTGACGCTAATGAAACGCGGCACCATTACAACCACTTGAGCGATTACGAAAAGGCTCGTGCATAATGGCTGATCTTAGAACTTATCAACCTGCCTTCACTGCCGGGGTTTTGTCTCCGGCGCTTTGGGCGCGGGTCGATCTGGCGAAGTACCCAACCGGGCTGCGTCAAGGCAAGAACATTTTTGTGCATCCGCACGGCGGCGCGTCCAACCGGGCTGGCTTCAAGTTCGTGGGCGAGGTCAAAAGCAGTTCCCAAAAGACTGACCTAATTCCATTCCAGTTCAACACTGAACAATCTTACATGCTGGAAGTTGGGCATTTGTACATGCGCGTTTATCGGGATGGTGGCGCTGTTCTGTCTGGCGGCAGCATTTACGAAACCGCAACGCCTTACACCGAGGATCAAGTCGGCTCTCTTGTGTTCACGCAAGAAGCTGATGTGATGTACATCACACACGAAGACCACTCACCGCGAAAATTATCGCGATTGGCTGACGACAATTGGGCGCTGACAGCCGTGACATTTGCTCCGGCTATGGCTGCGCCGGGCGGCGTTAGCGCGTCTGTGGTGTCCGGTTCTGGAACAAAAACATACAAATACAAAGTCGCGGCTGTGTCGGCTTCGACTGGTGAAGAAAGCCTGCCCTCTGCTGAAGCCAGTGTGCAAAATGATCTGGCAATTGCTGGCGGCAAAAACCGCGTGTCTTGGTCTGCTGTGGCCGGGGCTTCTCGTTACATCGTTTACAAGGATAATAATGGCGTTTATGGATATATCGGCGGCACTAGTGGAACGTCCTTTGATGACGAAAATATCGTTGCTGATCTGGCTGATGGTCCGCAAAGTGGACACAACCCATTCAACGGCGCGGGGAATTACCCGCGATGTGTTTCATTCGTCGAGCAAAGGCTCGCGTTTGCATCGTCAAAAAACAACCCGCAAGCCTGTTGGATGTCTCAAACTGCCAACTATGAAAACTTCGGCTTTTCAAGCCCGGCGAAGGCCAGCGATGCAGTAACATTCCGCATTCGTGCGAGGCAGGTTAACGAAATTCGTTCGCTCCTGCCCATGCGGGGTATGATGCTGCTGACATCCGGCGCTGAATGGATCGTGTCTGGTGGGTCGCAGTCTGATGCTATTACTCCCTCAGCCGTGAAAATTGATAACCAAGGCTATCGCGGGGCCGCGCGTGTCCAGCCTGTCGTCGTGGGTAACACCGTTTTGTTCCCACAAGACCGGGGCGGCGTGATCCGCGACTTCTCCTATGAGTTTGCTCAAGATAGTTTCGTTGGGCGTGATCTGACGATCCTTGCGAGACACTTTTTCGAAGGTCGATCGATCAAGTCTTGGGGATATGCGCAAGCGCCTTGGTCTATGGTTTGGGTAGTGCTGGATAACGGCAAGCTCCTAAGTCTGACTTACATGAAAGAACATGAAGTTTGGGCATGGACTGAGCATGAAAGCGATGATGGTATCTTTGAAAGCGTTGCCGTTATCTCTGAAGATCAAGAAGATGTGCCATACTTCGTCGTTCGGCGCACTGTGAACGGTGTGCAGCGACGATATATCGAGCGATTGCATAGCCGTAACTTCTCTGATGTGCAGGATGCATTCTTTGTCGATAGCGGCCTGACTTATGTCGGCACGCCTTCTACTGTGATTTCCGGTCTAGGCCATTTAGAGGGCAAGCAAGTCGTTGCGCTGGCAAATGGTAACGTTGTGCGCAACCTGACGGTTTCCGGTGGGTCTGTGACGTTGCCGAACCCTGTTACTCAAGCTCATATCGGTCTGCCCATTACGTCCATGCTGGAAACCTTATCGCTCGACCTTGGTGCGGTGCAGGGTCTTGGAACGGTGCAAGGGCGCACCAAATCCGTGTCTGAGGTCACGTTGCGCGTCGAGAACACGCGCGGCGTGTTTGTCGGGCCTTATGACGGTGATCGCGATAGTCCTCACTTGGTTGAATACAAACAAAGGCAAACTGAGGCTTGGAATGAGGCGATTAAAATGTACACTGGCGATATTCACATAACCCCTGCGTGGGATTGGAACGAGCGCGGTTCGATTGTCGTTAAGCAATTTGACCCGCTGCCAATGACAATTCTCGCGCTGATGCCAGATGTATCGATAGGACGATGACCAAGAAGAAACGATTTGCAAATATCGAGGTTGTACCAGCAACGCCTGACCATATCGAGCCGATAGCTAAACGGATGCGCAAGGCTGATCGCGATGAAGTGTGGGCGGCAAGCAACAAAACTCCAAGCGAAGCGCTGTGGTTTTCTTATGGCCGCTCTGAGCTTCGGATGACTGCGCTGATGGACGGAAAGCCCGAACTAATGTTTGGCGTTGGTGATCTGAACGTACTGACCAAGGCGGGTGCGCCGTGGTTGCTAGGTACTAAGGCGCTGGAGAAGAATTACATTGGCTTCCTGCGCCACTCTGTTGAATGGCGTGACCACTGCCGGGAAAGATATTCGGTGCTGCGAAATTTCGTTGATGTGCGTAATAAAGCGTCCGTCCGGTGGCTGCGGTGGTTGGGCTTTGAATTAACCGGGCCTTTTGATATGAATGGTCATGATTTCTACTTTTTCGAAATGAGGTCAAAAGATGTGTGATATCTCAATGGTCCTTGGCCTTGCCTCAAGCGTTGTCGGCGCAATGGGCCAGATCGCACAAGGACAAGCGCAAGCCAAGGCTGCGCGATACAACGCCAAGGTTCGCGAGATGAACGCGACACTGAGCGAGCGCCGTGCGCAGGATGCAATTCGCCGCGGCGAATTTGAAGAACAGCGCAAACGTCTTGAGGTTGCCCGGATCAAGGGCCAGCAAAAAGTTGCTATGGCTGCGAACGGGGTTGATCTGTCGTTTGGATCGCCGCTTGATGTTCTGGTTGATACTGCCACACTTGGCGAGATTGACGCGCTGACTGTCCGGTCTAACGCATATCGAGAAAGTTACGATAGGCAAGTTGATGCGGTCAATCAACGCGCCGGGGCTGAGTTGGATCGCATGGAGGCGAAGGCCGCTGAGACTGGCGGGTTCTTGGCTGCGGCTGGCACATTGCTTGGCGGGTTTAGTAATGCTTACAAGGGCTATCGATCCAACCGGATCGGGATGATTGCATAGGATAGAAAATGGTTAAGGTTCCTGAATACACTCCAAACGTTGCAATTCGTCCTGAATTGCAGTCAAACATGACTGTACGAGCCAACGCTGAGCAAATGGGCGCTGGTATAGGTCGAGGGTTGCAAGGGCTGTCACGCGGCTTGCAACAAGCCTCAAACGCATTTGCAGAACTAAAGGCGCTTGAAGATACCACTGCGGCAAAAGATGCTGATGTGGAATATGCAAATTGGACGCGCGAACAAATGTATGGTGAGGGCGGTTTCCTCACGCTGCAAGGTAAGAATGCCATTGATGCACGCGCTGCGTTCGAAAAGTCGGCAGAAGAAAAGCGCCGGGAATTGTCAAAGGGTCTGACACCGGGCGCGAATGCCAAGTACAACCAGATGACGCAAGCGCGGCTTGAGCGCACTTTGCAGCAATCCATCGTCCACACTGCCGGGCAACGCAAGACTTGGGTCAATGAGGCGGCAACTGCTCGAATGAACTCATACGCCAATGACGCGCTTGTGAACTACAGCAATCAAGATTTGGTCAAGGATAACATTGCGGCTGGCTTGGCTGAACTCAATCAGCAAGCGGCGCTTAACGGCTGGTCTCCTGAGAAGAAACAAGACGCGATTGGCCAGTTTGTTTCTGGTGTTCACCGCAACGTTGCCTTGCGTATCGCGCAAGACGATCCTCTTGCTGCGCGTGATTACATCAACGAAATGGCTGGCGAGTTGTCCGGCGCGGATCAATTCGCATTGAAGAAGGCAATCGAGCCGATTGCTCAAGAGGCTGAGGCTACATCGTTCGCGGCTGACATTTTGTCTGGTGGTCGTGATGAAGTCTCCACGCCTGACCATGATCACAAAGACGATGCTCCTGCTGTTCGCGCACCTGCCAAGAAGTTTCTAATGTCTCGGCTTGCGTCTGGTCATGGCGCTGAACATATCGAAGGGCTTGATGACACATTCGCTGGCAACCTGTCTGCGATGTTTCAAGACGCACCTCCTCATATCCGAGATGGGTTGGGTGTCTATTCAGGCTTCCGTTCTGTTGAGCGCCAGCGCCAGCTATGGGAAAACGCTCTCAAGAAATACGGATCGCCAGAAGCGGCGCGGAAATGGGTAGCGCCTCCGGGCAAGTCGAACCACAACCACGGTGACGCGGCTGATATCTCATACAATGGCCGATCACTGAAACACGCGCCAAAAGAGGTTATTAAGTGGGTTCATGACAACGCGGCTGCGTACGGCCTCAAATTTCCTATGTCTTGGGAGCCTTGGCACATTGAAGATGCTGGCACTCGCGGCGGTGCGCCTGTTGGCACAACTGCCGTGGCTACCAGCAACACTGCCGGGGCGCGTCTTGGGTTTCCATCATACGATCAAATTGAGGCTCGGCTTGCTGAGATTAAAGACCCTGCCGTGCGAGAACTTGCGCGTAAACGGATCAACTCAGCTATGGCCGCTCAATCGAAGGCAATCGAGCAACGCCAAAAATCGGCCAAGGCCGAATTGTGGTCATACATCGATCAGGGATATTCGCCTGATGATGTGCCGATGGATATCCGGCAAGCGGCTGGAATGTCCGCTGTGTCGTCTGCATGGGGTTATATGGAGACTGTCGCGTCAGGTCGTGAAGTTAAGACTGATGACGTGTTTCTGTACGATATGAAGCGGTTTGCAGCAATGGAGCCTGAACAGTTCGCAAGCCTCGATCTTAACGATTACCGGGATAGACTGGGCAAGGGCGACTTTCAGAAGATGTCTGATGCTCAAACTTCTATCCTAAAAGACGAGCGCAAGGCGCGAGAAGAAGGCTTGCAGCTTACTTCGGCATGGTCACAAGCCAGTGACCAGCTTGAGGCCGTTGGTCTTACCACGACTGGGAAAAAAGGCCGTGAGCGCGAAGAAATTGCCCGGCAGGTATCACAATTCCAATCTGCGCTGGCCGATGAAATGGCTTCTTTCAAAGAACAGAACGGTAAAGCGCCAACGCAATACGAAATTCAATCTATGGTCAATCGCATGTTGTTGCCGATTGTGACCAAAGGTCCGGCGAATTTCATAGGCGGTCGTGACCAGAAAGAAGGATTTTTCTTTGAAACTGGAAAAATTGGTGACATTGGCGGTGGCTTTGATGTTGAACTTAATGTTAAATACGACACAATACCTATAGTTGATCGTCTTGAGATTGAACAAACTCTTGAGGCCCAACTTGGACACAAGCCTAGCGCCGCTCAAGTTGAAGAAGTTTACGAGCGTTTCCTGATGGAGCAAAGAGAATAGATGTCTGAAAGCATTTCCGAATATTTGGCAAGAGTTAACCGCGAGCGGCAGCAACGTAATGTTGGGGCCGCTCAAGTTGTTATGGGTTCTGAAACGCAAAAGCCTGACGAGATTGCCGGGGATATGTCTCTGGCTAAAGAGTACGGCAAGACTACTGGCCAGATGCCGCCACCACTGCCGATGGTTGCCGAGTATCGAAATGTTTTCCAAGCTGCGATTGAGCGCGAGAAAGCTTCAACAATTCTAAGCTCCGCGCCGAAGCTGGCTGAGTGGCTCACGGTTCCAGAAAACGCTGCTGTGTCGCGTGATGATCTTGAAGGTCTATCTGCGTTCGAAACTGTGTTTGCGTCTGGCGGCAATGCTGTTTCTCGCGGCGTGAAGCGCGTTCCTCAATCGCTCAATCAGTTTTTGGCGGCTGACACGGCTCGACGTGCGCGTGACCGCGAATTGAACTTTGGCGATATCCTTGCTGACGAAATGACTTTCTATCGCAATGAGCAAGGTGAGGCTGTCGGTAAGGCAATGATCCCCGGTCCTGATCATTTGTTTATGGCTGGCTCTCGCTGGATCGGCGCGAACTTGGACAAGCTGCGCGGTGCTGATACTGAGCAATCGGCGCAATACTTCCAACAAAATGTTGGTCGAATTGCCAATGAAATCGCTGCAATCCCAATGTCTCCGGCTGGCGAGGCGTTCAAGCAATCTTATATCGCGCAAGAAACGACTGGCGATATCGGTCAGGACTTAACGAGTTTCTTTAAAATCGTGGCCAGCGACCCTGCCGGGTTTACTGCGTTCCTTGCCGAAACCGCCGCTGAAAGCGTTCCTCAACTGGCTGCAACTGCGGTTGTGACCGCTGCAACCAGATCGCCGGGCGCGGGTGCTATTTTCATGGGTGGTGGCTCTGCCGCTGTCGAGGCTGGCACTTCTCCGGCTGAGTATTTTTCTGAGCATGGGATTGATATCTCAACGCCTGAGGGCGCACTTGAGGCTGTGCAGAATGAAGAATTGATGCGCGGTGCGGTTGGTCGCGGTATGACGCGCGGTCTGATTATTGGCTTGATGGACGGGCTTTCTGGCGGTGTGGCTGGTGAAGTGCTATCCAAGAACCCGGTTGCCAATGCCGCCATGCAGTCAGTCTTGCAAGCTGCAATGGGTTCTGGTGGTGAAGCTGCGGCGCAGATCGCTGCCCGGCAAGAGTTCAATATCTCTGAGGTTTTGATTGAAGGTCTGGCTGAATTTGTCACGGCTCCGATTGAAGTCGGCGCGGTGAGCGCTGATAAGGTCATGACTAAGCGCCGGGATGCGCAAGACGCTGCGAACCGCAAAGCTCTGTTTGAAGAATTGTCTGGCGCTGCTACCAACTCCAAGACGCGGGAACGTATGCCTGATGCCTTCCGCGATTTTGTGACCAAGGCAACAAAAGACGGGCCTGTGGAAAACATCTACATTCCGGCTGATAAATTTGTTCAATACTTCCAAGATGTCGGCGCTGATCCTTTCGCCGTGGTTGATGAAATCGACGGGCTGTCGCGAGATGATTTGAATTTGGCTTTGCAGTCTGGCGCTGACTTCCAAATCCCAACTGCGACCTATGCCGCTTCTATTGCCGGGTCTGAGCATGATGCATTCTTGATTGATCACATGCGTTTTGATCCTGATCAAATGACCAGCGCCGAAGCTGCCGAGTTCAACGCCAAGGCACAAGAGGCCGTGCAAGAGGCGTACGAAATCGCAGAAGAAATGCGTATCGAGCAAGATAGCTTGCGCGGTCTTGAGCAAAAGATTTATGACGACATGGTTTCGCGCCTTCGCGTGGCTGGCCGTGGGACTGACGTTGCCACAAGCGAGGCGATGCTTTACCCGGCGTTTTACCGCGTCATGGCTGAACGCTCCGGTATGACAACGGAAGAATTTTTGCAGCGCTATCCACTGCCAGAAGTTCGCGGCGCATTGCCTGAGGGTATGCAATCGCGTGACACCGATGTCGTTCTGCGTACGATTGAAGAAGCCCGGATGCGCAAGACTAGCGCGGCTGAAAAGCGCGGCCCTTCGCTGTTTGAGTTTATCGATAGCTATGGCGGGATCAATGACGAAGGCGGCGAATTACGTGCGCGTAACGTCGATACTGTGAAGCGCGGCAAGGGCAAGAAAACGCTCAAGCTGGCTCGGTCTGGCATGGATAACGTCAAATCAATGTTCGGCGGCGGCTCCGGCAAGAAGTTTGGTCTTGATGATGTGGCGCAAGCTGCGATTGAAGCCGGGTATCTGGCTGATGATCCTATCGTGCAAGAGTACAAAAACGCGCTTGAGACTGGCGGTCAGGTTCCAGATATTCGTGCGGCGCTATTGGACGCGATTGATCGCGAGGCACGTGGTGAGACTGTCCATGCTGCCGGGGATATCGAACCTGAAACTGACGAGGCGCTTGATAGCATTGAAGAATATTTGGCCAGCATTGGCTCCGATATCTCTGACGACAATGAGACTATCCTTGCAGCAATCCGGGCTGACCAGCAAGGCGCACAATACGGGCAAGCTGCGCCTGTTGGTTCTGACGCATTCAAGAAATGGGCTGGCACTGATGAAGTGCTTGATCCTGATGAAATCAACTATCAGGATTTTTCCGGTCAAGGCCCATTCGTCATGAGGGCTTTTCACGGCACAACGCACGATTTTGAATTGTTTGATGCATCAAAGCGCGGCAATAAAGAAGGCCACTTCGGCGCGGTAAATTACTTCACTTCAAGCGAGGCTGATGCTGAGGGCAATTATAGCGGCGAAGGTCCAGACTTGACTGTGCGCATTGAGCAACGCGCTGAGGAGCTTCAAGATCGATTGCTTGACCAGTTTGAGAAAAAGGGGCGCGATGCTGTTGTGCGGTCTCTTTATCGATCAACTAGAAGCCTCCGCATTGTTTCGTCTGATGTCGCGGTCATGGATGATGATGATGCGGCATTTGAGATTGGCCGCGCCCTAGCTGCGCTTGAATTGAAGGGTGGCACTGAGAAGGTGCTGGAAATGTTCGTCCGCACTGAGCGGCCTTTTGTGGTCGGCGGCAGTGATCGGCAATATATCGAGTTCGTTGACTTTGAGGCGATGGATCGCGCCGCAATGGAATTGGTAGCGGAAAACAACGATATCACTGTTGAAGAAGTCGAGGCGAACCGCGACGATTATGAAGATGAAATCGACGAGGCACGATGGGAAGCTGAAAACGAGAACGGCGGCAACAAGCTGATTGATGCTATCGAAAAGGTTTCTGACGAATTTGATATTGACCGTGGCGACTTGATGTCTGCGGTTGAGGGATTTTTCACCGAAGGCGCGACTTCTGACCAGATCGACGAGGCTTTGCGCGGCAGTGACGCGGTGATGTATGCCGAGGGTGATGATGGTCGGGCCGTTGGTTTCCACATTGTCGGTCAGGTGATCAAGGAATTAGGCTTTGATGCAATCATTCTGAAAAATGCTGATCGTCAATTCCCCGGCATGGATATGGACCCGGACACCGCGCACGTTCATGTGTTTGATGAATATGCATCAAATATCAAATCTGTGGAAAACCGAGGGACATTTGACCCGGCTGATAAGCGTTTCTTGTTCCAAGACAAAGATGGTGCGCGAGGATCGATCCAATTCCCTGCTGCCGGGATTGGGCAGGGCGAAACTGTAATCAACCTGTTCGAACGGGCTGACCTGTCAACCATGCTCCATGAAAGCGGTCACTACTTCTTGACCGTTCTTCAAGATATGGCTGACCGTGGCGAGGCAAATGCTGCGACTGAGTTCGAAACACTCAAGGGCTGGTGGCGCGATAATGCGGCTGACGTGGCGCGTGATGCGTCAAAGGCTGGCGGCGCTTCTGTCACCAAGGCCGATGTTTTGGCGGCGCTGGAAAACGGCACAACTGGCGATGCTGCCAAGGATGCTGCGATTGATGTTGGGATGCAGGAGCAATTCGCGCGTGGGTTCGAAGCTTACCTGATGGACGGTAAAGCGCCTTCGGCTGAGTTGAAAAGCGCGTTCGAGCGTTTCCGGGCTTGGCTTATCTCGATCTATCAGAAAGTCACCGGGCTTAACGTCAACGTTTCGCCTGAGGTTTCCGCTGTGTTTGACCGGATGCTTGCAAGTGATGCTGAGATTGAGGCGGCGCGAAATGAGGTCAATGAGACTGCGCCGATATTCCTAAGCGCTGAGGCTATGGGAATGAGCGAGGCGGACTATCAATCTTACTTGCGTTCGCGCGAACGTGCCGAGAATGAAGCCAAGTCGCGCTTGCTGCGCGAAATCATGGCTCCGGTGCAGCGCGAGAAAGAAAAGTGGTTCAAAGAAGAACGTGCCAAAATCCGCGCCGATGTCGAAAAGGAAATAAACGGCTATAAAGTTTACCGCGCGTTTGAATGGATGGGCAATCGCCGCTGGCTTGGCGAAGACCAGCCTGAGGGCATTCCCCTTGATCTGCGTATCTCGCGCCAAGATTTAGTTGCTCGATATGGCGCTGGCATTACCAAGACACTACCGCGCGGCAAGTTCACGCTCTACACCAAAAAAGATGGGGTCGATCCTGATATCGCTGCCGGGTGGTTTGGGTATTCAAGTGCAGATGAAATGCTGCAAGCGCTTGAAGCTGCTCCACGGCGCGAAGATGCAATCGAAGCTGAGACTGACAAGATTATGCGTGATCGCCACGGCGACCCGCTGAATGATGGGTCAATCCAGCGCGAGGCACTTGATGCTGTCCACAACGACAAGCGAGGCCAGTGGATCGCTGCCGAGTTGAAGGCCGTTGCCGATGTTGCTGAGGTAGATCGCGGCTTGAGCGTTAAAGAAGCGAAAGAGATTGCCCGGCAGACTTTGGGCAAGATGAACATTCGCGATGCAATGAACGCAAATCGGTTCCTTGCTGCTGAAAGGAAGGCCGCTGACGAGGCTCAAGGGCTTTCGCGCACTTTGGGCCGTGATAGCGTTTGGATGCAGCAGGCGCGGCGTAAAATCGCCAATGACGCAAGGGCTGCGGCGCGTGGTGAGGTTTCGCCTGACAAGGCTGCGCAACAGATCGACGTTGCCAATGTTCGCACTGGTCGGCGCAATGAGGTAGCAGATCGGCTGATTGAGGCTAAGCGCCGCCAATTGATCAATCATGCTCTATTCATGGAAAGCCGGAAAATCGCCAATGAAGTTGAAAAGGGTGAGCGGTTTATTGATCGCCTGAACAACAAGAATAAGCGCAAGCGGATCGCCGGGGCTTCTCGCGAGGGCGGCGCGTCAATCAACTATTTGGATGCGGTTGATGATATTCTTGAACGGTACGACTTCCGCAAGCTGTCACGCAAAGACGAGCGCAACCGGGCAACTCTGGCTGATTTTGTCGAGGGTATGAAAGCCGCCGGGCGCGAAAATGAACTATCAATTCCAGAAAAGGTCTTGGCCGATAGTAAGCGCCAGCCTTACAAAACCCTTAATATTGATCACTTCCGGGGTGTTATTGATAGTTTGAAGAACATCGAGCATGTGGCTTTGCGTTGGGATGATCTAGTAGACGCGAAGAATAAACGCAAGATGTCCGAGACTGTTGATAGTATTGTTCAACAATTCGAACAGAACGTTAAGAAGAAGTCACCTTCTCGCGTTAAAGATGCTGGTGAAGAAGCAAGAAAATCTGTTCGCGGTTTCTTCAACTCCGTTCTGAATGCTGGAACATTACTTCGCGAGATTGACGGGTTCAAAGACTTCGGCCCAGTTTACGATGCAATCAAAGCTCCTATTGATGCAGCGCAAGATCGTCTTATCGTTGCGCGTCAAAATGCGGCTGAGGGTCTTGAGAAGCTCTATGAGGTGTACGGCGATAAAGAAGTGCTGCGCAAGATGACAAGCGAACGCCAGTATGTGCCTGAGCTTGGCGGTAGTTTCTCAAAGTTTGAATTGCTGTCAATCGCGCTGAACACTGGTAACGAGGGCAATTTCCAGCGTCTAACTGACAAGAACGTCAAAGGCTCATTCACTGAGGCGCAAGTCGCTCATGTGTTAGGTCTACTTGATGAAACTGACGCGAAGTTCATTCAGTCCGTTTGGGATTTTGTCAACTCATACTGGCCTCAAATCGCTGAACGTGAGAAGCGTCTGACTGGCACCGCGCCTGATAAGGTCGAAGCAACCCCGGTCACTATTGCCGGGAAAAAGCTCAAGGGTGGCTATTATCCTTTGAAGTATGATCCGCGCTTGTCTGCGTTGGTTCGAGAGGACCAGCAACAAGATATCGCTGAAGCGATGATGTCCGGAAGATTTGGTAAGGCGCAGACCAAGAACGGTCACACAAAGGAGCGTGCGCAATCTTCTGGTCGCCCTGTCGAGTTGGATATCTCTGTCTTGCACCGACACATTCAAGATGTTGTTTACGATATCGAGATGGGCGAGGCAGTGTCTAACTCTTGGCGAGTGCTTCAAGACCAGCGCGTCAAAGACACGTTTATCGATTACGGCAAACAAGCTGACTTTGAAGAATTGGAGCTATGGCTGAAAGACACGGCGGAAGGCGAACAGCGTTCTGGCGACATTATGAGCAAGGTTGCTCGTGCGGCAAAATCAAACTTCACTGCCGCCAAACTAGCTTTCAACATGTCAACGGTTCTCGTGCAAATCACGGGCTTGCCTCAATCAATGGTCGTCGTCGGCAAGAAGTATTTCACGCTTGGCGTTATGGACCGTCTGCGCCCGGGTGCGATTGACGACATTAAAGCCAAGTCGTCATTCATGCGCGAACGCTCGACAACGTTCAACAAAGACATTTACGACTTTATGAATGATCCGGTGTCTGGCCCTGTCTCTGGTCGCTTCGCTGATTTCAAGCGCGATTTCATTGGCCGTGTTGGGTTCCTGCCTATGACCCTAACGCAGTTCCACCTTGTCGATGCTCCAACTTGGCTTGCCGGGTATCGTCAGGGCTTGGATATGTTCGGCAATAGCGAAGTCAAGGCCGTTGCGCACGCTGATGCAATTGTGAAGCGTTCACAAGCGTCTGGAATATTCTCGGATCGCGCCGGGATCGAGCGCGGCACTCTGAGCAACAAAACCCGGCAGTCTGATTTTGTTCGTCTGTTCACGACGCTTGGCTCGTACATGTTCGCCAAGTTCAACGTTGCATATGAGCGGACCATGAAAACAAAAGGCGTGATCGACAAAGAGGGCGTTGTTTCCAAGCAAGCTGCGCTAGAGGCACTTTCTTGGTCTGTTGATATGACTATGCTGTTTACGCTTGAGGCTGTCGTGTATGCGGCTATTAAAGGCCGCTTGCCCGGCGATGATGAGGAAGAAGATGACGCAACCGAGTGGGCGAAGTTCTTGGCCTCCGAGACTATATTCTCGGCGCTTAGCACGATCCCGTTCGCGCGAGATGCGCTATCATCGGCGCAAGGGTTTAGCAGTGGCGGCGCTTATGGCGGCATTACTGGCGACTTAGCCAAGGGCGGCAAGTCGATATTTGACGCAATTGCTGATACTGAGGGCTTCAATAAGACTGATGTTAAAGCTATCATCAACAGCACTGGAACGGCCTTCGGTATTCCTTCGACTGCAATCAACAGGATTGTTGACTTTGGGGCGCGAGAATTAGAAGGTGAAGAAACTTCGCCAATCGAAGCTCTAATTGGCAAAACCGGAAAGTAGGATTTGAAATGACGATTTCAAACGGTAACAACAAATCGGGGCCGTATAACGGTAACGGCTCCACAACCTCATTCAATTACGGCTTCAAGATTTACGATCAAGCCCATTTGAAAGTCATCAAGACAAGCGCGGCTGGTGTCGAAAGTGTTCTTACGCTCGGCACCAACTACACCGTTTCGGGTGTCGGCGGCGCGTCTGGTGGCTCAATTACTGTAACCCCGGCTCCGGCAACTGGCGAGAAGATCACAATCATTCTCAACCTGCCGGGAACTCAAGAAATCGATCTTGAGAACCAAGGTGCGTATTATGCTGAGACTGTTGAGCGCGGTTTCGACATGGCAACAATGCGGCTCAACCAAATCCAAGAAGAGGTCACGCGTTCGGTTAAAATCCCTGCGTCCGCTGATGCGTCTACGCTTGATAGTCTGATTGGGTACATCCTCACCCTTGGCCCCAAGGCTAACGATATAAGCACTGTGGCCGGGTCGATTGGCAAGGTAACAATCACGTCTGACAATATCGCCAGCGTGAACACTGTAGCCGGGTCAATCGGTAACGTGAACAATGTCGGCGGTTCAATTGGCAACGTGAACATAGTTGCACCTTCAATCGCCAACGTTAACGCTGTGGCTGGCAATAAGCCCAACATCGACACTGTAGCCACAATATCGTCGCAGATCAACGCGGTAGCTGGCAACCAAGCCAATATCAATGCTGTAGCTGGCAACGCGACAAACATCAACGCTGTGAACGCGAACAAAGATGACATTGATGCTGTCGCAGGAAACATTGCCAATGTTTCAGCCGTTGCTGGAAACTCCGCAAACATCAACGCCGTACACGCGAACAAGACAAATGTTGATGCTGTGGCTGCGAATATCGCTGATGTCGTTGCTGTGAATGCAAACAAGGCCAACATCGACAATGTTGCTGCGAACAAGGCTAACGTCGATACTGTTGCCGGGAATGTCGCAAGCGTTTCTGCTGTAGCTGGCAACGCGACAAACATCAACGCTGTGAACGCGAACAAAGATGACATTGATGCTGTCGCTAGCATTGGCGCAAACGTCACTGTGGTTGCAAACAACGCTGGCCATGTTAACGCGGTTGCTAACGACCTCTCTGCGATTTTGAATGTTAGCAATAACATGTCGTCGGTCTTGACCGTTTCTGGCGATATTGCCAATGTGAATGCCGTGGCCGGGTCCATCGGGAATGTGAATAGTGTCGCGGCAAATATCGCTGACGTTAACAATTTCGCGCTCGTTTATTTGGGCGGCAAGACTTCTGACCCGGCAACTCGCAATGATGGATCGGCCTTGCAAAATGGTGACCTTTATTTCAATACCGGATCGAGACTTATGCGTTCTTGGTCTGCGACTGAGTGGGTAGACACCTTCCAAACTTCTATCGGTATATCAGGTGTTACCGGGCTTCAAGATGCGCTTGACGCAAAGCTTGCATCTTCTGCATACACTGCTGCTGATGTGCTGGCTAAGGTCAAAACGGTTGATGGTGCTGGCTCTGGTCTAGATGCTGATCTGTTGGATGGAAAGAACGCATCTTCGTTCCTTCTAACTGACCACCTAGCAGGACATCCAGTTTCAAACGCTGATACTGTGCCAGACGCAAATGGTGTCACAGCTAAGTATTTATCTGGCGGCGCTCAAGGTTCTCCGGCAGGGGTTGACCACATGCTTTTCAGTATGGCTTACTCTAGCGTTTGGGCTGGCCAGCTTGCTACTGACTTAAGGACTAACAATTGGTTTGTTCGAACAGAAGAAGATGGAACATGGAAATCTTGGGGCAAGCTCTGGCACTCTGGAAACAGTGGACCGAGTTCGGGTCTGAGAGCTGATTTGAGTGCGCATCAATATCTGCCGGATGCAGTGGACCTGAATGACTACTTGGATGCTGGTACTTATCTTCAGGACTCAAATGGATATGCTCAGAACGGGACGAATTACCCGGTATCAGTGGCGGGTATGCTGCGCGTTGAAACCGAAAAAGGCATAAACAGCGGATGGATATTCCAGAGCTATCACGCATATCACAACGACACTGTCTACGTTCGGCGCAGATACAATGGCAATTGGTCAACTTGGAATAAGCAATGGTCCGTCAACAACGACGGTTCAGGCTCCGGTTTGAATGCGGACCTATTGGACGGTATTCAAGCTTCGCAGTTTATCCGTGCTGATGTAGGGCAGTCAGGAATTGCGGGTAGTCATTCATTCCACTCTACAGATATCAGTGGAAGCTATAGCACTCAGCCCATTGAATTACGTGAAGTCAATCTAGTTGGCACTGGTCAGTCTGCTGATGAGTACGCCCCCGGCATTGGGTTCCATTGGAGTGGAAGGTATGGAAAGAAGCTCTTTATGGGTAGCTCCGGCGCTCTAAAGTGGGACAACAATATACTCTGGCACTCTGGTAACGATGGTGCTGGCTCTGGTCTAGATGCTGATCTGTTGGATGGACTACAAGCTTCGCAGTTCGCACGTTCCGATGTGAGCGACTATATTGGTGGCGGATATGGTACCAATTATACCCACATAGGAAACCTGTCGGGCGTAACCGTTGACCCCTCTGTTTCAATTCGTGGTCGCAACTTCTTCCACGGTACTAACAACGGGGCTTTCACAATTGCAGCTCCCGCAGACGATGGGGTGGGTAACTCCTATTCTTGCCTTCTATCGCTCGACAACGCTTCCGGCGCGGGTTCTATCTCGTTCGCTGGGTTCAATAAAGTCGATAGTGACGAGCTTACGACTACTGCTGGACACGTATTCTTTGTGTTTATCACAAGGCTCAGTGGTTACAAGTTTGCTCAAGTTAAGAGGATTGTTGGCTAATGTTTATGCCTATTATCCCGCCAATTGGGAAGCCTAAAATCAAAGACTTTTCTCATGTGGCCAACCTAACTACTGGCTATGAGACATCAACGTCAAAGACTTGGAGCGGTGTCAGTATTGGCGCGGCTGCTCCGGGTCGTCGGCTTATAATCGCGATTGCTCACGTTGATGTTATTGGCACGTATGGCGGGGATGCCCCTTGGACTTCTGTAGTTCTTGGCGGGGTCACTGCAACGCGTCTCGGTGGCAAGGGGTATCACGTTGGCGGCAGTAGCTACGGCTACCACTGCGATCTGTATTATGCAGATATAGACAGCGGCACAACTGCTGACCTCACATTGTCCATGTCGTCAGGCAATTACAACGAAATACGGGTGTCAATCTTCCGGGGCTTTAGCATTGCCGATGTTCTGGCCGAGCCAATTGCATATCAAAGCAAAACCCCGCCAACGGACAATCTTTCTGTTAACGTTGCGGTCCCTGCTGGCGGCGGCGTGATTGGTATCTTTGCCGGGTCCGACAACGGCCCTTCGGCAAGGACTGGGGCTATTGCATACCGCATGTTTGACAATGCCGTTGCGTCACACAACGTACAGGCAAACAAGAGTGGGCAGGGCCGCAATTGGGTGGGGCTTGATGAAGTTTATGATCACGCCTCAAATTCTAACTCTGAGCCTAAAGCTCATATGGTCGTATTTGTATTGAAGGGGAAATAAAATGCTTGAGCTTTTGAAGTCTGGCGAGTTTGTCAGAACGCTTGAAGCTGATCAGTCGTTTGAGGTTAAGCTTGAAAATGGCGACATTATTCATGTCGGCGCTGCCCAACTGGGCTGGTCTATTGAGGACTATGAAATCACCGAACATGTCAAGCCTGAACTTTCTGCGCCGAAGATTGAGGACTTGATAACACAAGCTCGGTTCCATGTCGTTAGTCTCGCTGATGAAGTCGGCAACTACGCAAAAACCGCGCACCGTGGCGGGGTTCCTTATCCGCAGAATGAGGAGGCTAACTGGCCAACAAAGATCACTGAGGCTAAGGGAATTGTTGCTGAGGTCGATAATACCAAGATCACGCGCGAAGCTTTCCCGATTATGTTTGAAGCTGCTGGCGGCGACATCGACGTAATCCGCGCCGAAGCTCCAAAGGTGATCTATTATGCGGCTGAGTTCACGCGGGTGTCTGGCGCGATCCAGCGCATACGGGAAAGCGCTGAGATTGAGATTATTGCGTCATCTACAAGCGAAGAAATCTCTGCCGCAATCGATAGGGCTAAGGCCGCATTCGCTGGTTTATTGGGTAGCGGGGCTTAATTGTGTCGCTGGCCGATATCATATCATCTTGGAACTCTGGTCACTGCACCGGGTTTTGGGATGGCTGGTGGGGGCATTGCTGCAAGTTTCATGATGATGCTTATGCAAATCTTGACCCGCGCCTTCTAGCGGATTGGAATTTGGGCGTGTGCGTTTCAAATTCCGGGTATGACCCTTTGACAAAAGCAATATCATTTGGGCTTGGCCCGGCAATGATGCTGGCCGTTCTATGTTTCGGCTGGTATTTCTACAATAAAGCAAAGAAGAAGAAGCGCGGCAGGTAGTCGCGCTTTTTATTTGTTTAAGTGTTGAACAAATCATCTTAACATTTGTATTAGTTTTTTTAGTTTTTTAAACAAAGGGTGCCACAGATGTCGCCATTTCATGACTTGTTTTTCTGGCTTGCTGTGGCTGGCGCTGCTGTTTTCAGACTGCTTGCCTACCCGCTTCGCCCTTTGAAGGGCGCGGCGGCTGGTGTTTTCGGCGGGGTTTTCTCTGCCATTGTGTTCACTGATCCGCTGATTGCCCACTTCAATGTTAACCCGGACGTTTACAAAGTTCCATTAGCTGCTATTTTAACGTTAGTAGGCGAGCTTGTGATGCGTCTGATCGTCGATATTGCTCGCGACCCATCAAAGGGCGTGGCCCTTTTGAATGCTTGGAGAGGCAAAAAATGAGGCAATTCGTAGAGATTTTTACAAGAACAGTGGCCATTTTCTTTATGGGGTGGCTTCTGTTCGCTGCTATCCTGCCGGGCAATTGGTGGCTAGATGTCCGGTCAGTGCAAGTCTCTGACGCTTATGTAGGTGAGCCGCCATTAATGGCGATTGATCGAACTATCCACCATGATTTTGTTGGGACGTATATCGTCAACGTCGAGCAACTTCAGTCAAATCGACGGTACTCAAAGGTTTGCAGTACGGTTAACACTGTGAATTATAGTAAAGACGCTGCACTGCCGCAGCCAGCAACACTTGATTGGTGGGTCTGGCCGGGTGAGTGTTCCCTTGGCTCCGGCAGATACCGAATAAAAACAAGTTGGGTTATTGAAGATGAATGGTTTCCCGACAAAATCATTAAGGTTACGACTAATAGCTTTACTGTGCGAGAACGCGCTGGCGCACAAAGTAGCTCACTGACCATTCCAGCGCCGAAGGATTGAAGGTGATTTAATGTCTGTATTTGTCCGTATTCTCCTGCGAGTTATCGCAGGTATCTTGATAGGCAAGGGTTTGCCGCCTGATGCTGTCGAGATGGTGACCAGCGACACTGACGTGATGGTTGGTGTTGAGGTTATTCTTGGCGCTGTCGTTTGGGGTGGCACTGAGATTTTCTATTTCATGGCCAAAAAATTCGGCTGGAAAACCTAATGATTGGTTTTCTCGCTTGGCTGGTAACCAATCCAGTTGGCCGTGCATTGATTGTTTTTGGGGCTGTGGGCGTTTCTGCGGCCCTCTTGTGGTATTCTGGCCGCAAGAGTGGTGTCGCCTCTGTACGCGCTCGGCAGCAAGCTGATGCAATTAAGGCTCTAAAAGAAAAGGTCTTGACCGATAATGAAATTCGTCAAATGTCTTTTGATGATCGTCGCGCTCGGCTTCGTGAGTGGGTGCGCAACGACTAGCGCCGGGTTCTGTGATCTGTCCTCGAAGGCTCCTGTCACGAATAAAGACGTGGAAAATATGAGCGACCAGATGATTGAGTGGACGCTATCTCATAACGAGTTTGGCCGCAAACAGTGCGGCTGGAAAAAGTAAAGGGGGCAAGCGCCCCCTTTTTTTATTAGTCAGCCAATTGGACTTCTTCGCTTTCGGGATTGTAATCGCCCGGCTCGGCCTCTTGCTCTGGCTCAGATGCGTCATCCTGATCGAATGGCGTTTCGCCAACATCAGACAAATCTTCTGTCTCAACTGCCGGGGTTTCATCTTCAACGCGGCGGTTCTTTTGCTCTGACTTTACTTCATCAATTGAAGCAACGGCAAGAAACGCTGAGTAGTCGCCGCTCTCGTGCGCGTCTTTTACTAGTTGAAGATTGGTAATCTGGTCGTCAATAGTTTCGCCTACTGGCAACCATGCTTTGATTGTAATTGCGATACCTGATTTAATTGTAGCCATTTCTGTTTCTCCTATGGCAGTGCATGAAAAGTTAGGCCGAGGCCCATGATTATAACGCCCCCGGATATTAAGCCCCGGATCACGTTTAGTTCTTCAAATGACTTCGAAAGAAGCCAGTTGATTAGGTCGTCATCGCTTTCAACTCCATCCATAACCATGAAGATTATTGGCGTGATTACCATCATAAATCCAAGGAACGAAATCAAAAGCGGCGGCATTATTTCTGCTTCCGAAGCATAAGGATAACTGATGCGGCGTAATTGATTGCGCCCAACAGTTCGCGCTCCGCTGCGTCAATCTCGTTTCGCTGCGCCATTGCTCCGGCCTCGTTGGTCTTTTTGATGACCTGATACAATCCGCCACCAATGCCGATGCCGTGCATACTCTGGATCGTCATGATCGGCTGCTCTGCAAATGGGCGATTGTCGGCGTGACGCTCCCGGCCCTTGCCTTCTGAGGCTTGATCAAATGCCGCTTGCAGCACATTGCGCAAAGGTTCATATCCTTTGACCATTCTCATTTCGTCAAGCTCCTCGCGGTGGCCGAATGGCTTTGACTTTGGTTTCTTGGGTAGTGTCACGATTTTTTCCTTTTCGATACATCACGGATCGCGTGATAGGCTAGAACTGATACAGTGCTTTCGTTGTGTGGCGCTGCGGTGATCTGGTCGAGTTCATGAGCAAGCGCCCGAAGCTGCTCGGCTGTCTCGATTATTTCCTTACGTCCGCCTAGTGGAATTTCTAGGCGGACAAAATCGGGCAAACCAAATTTATTTGCCATTAAATATCGTCGTCCTCTTGCTTGCCCTCGTCGCCTGTCTCGGCTTCCGGCGCTTGCTCGTCAACGACTTCCCCGGTTTCCGGGTCGTGATCAACAAATTCTGCATCGATCACTTCTTCTGCCGGGGTATCATCAACTTGGCTCAAGATGTCGTTACCCGCTCCGGCCTTTCGTGGCCCGGCATTGGTTGGTGTGGCTTCGTCTGTGGTGCCTTCCATCTCAAATGAATATTCAACATCTTCCCGCTCGACTGCGTTTTGCAGGCGTTCGTCCTCAACACTTGAAGGCATGTATTTGTATAAGCGGCGCAAGACTGTTTTACGCGCCATTTCTGACCAGTCAGTTGCCCAAGGGGTTGATTTGATCTTGCCCTTCTCGAACGCCTTCCATGCGTCTGAGCGGTCACGGATGCGGTTAATGTCCTCGGTGGTCATGACTTCGTAAAGGATGCCACCATCTTTTAGGATCGCCAGCGCATATACCGCATAAGCTTCGCCGCGCGGTGTGCGCATGTCGATCTTGTGCTTAATCGGATTTTCGTAGTCGGTTGGCGAGTAGTCGAAATAATCATTCTCGCGCACCACTTCAACCAAGATGCTCTTGACCGCGCCAGTGTTGTACATGAGCTTGAGCAAGCCGCGCACCATTGGGCGATAGTCCGCATTGCCGCGATAGTCGATCACGATTGCAGCCTCGCGCCCGTCAATGATCAATCCGTCTGCCGCCGCTTTTGTGCAAGCCGCCATGAGTGATCCGGGATTTTGCAACTTCTCGATGTTGCGGGTCAGCGCGATTGCTGTCTGCGCGGTGCGCACAAATCGCTCTGGTGATATGTGGCCGGGCAGCGCCTTCTTAAATTCTGGCGCCATTTTTTCGATCTGGCCTTTATAAACTTGAATGTTGTTGCTCACTGTCGATCCTTTCCAATAAATCGATTGCTTTAGTTTGCACCTTCCCGGTGCTTTTGGTTGCTACTTGGCACAATGCTTTGATTGCATTGGCCGGGTTTCTCTTTGGTGATCGGTTCAAGTAATATGAAGCGCACCAAAAGTTGCGGGTTGCTAATGCCTTATCCATCTTTGGCATTGTCGAGTTCTTCCGGGTTGGTCACGTACTTGTAACCCCAACGCGGGAATTTCATTGTGCGCACTTCTTTGCCGCGCTGATATCCCCACCAATCCCCGGTGCGCTGGCACTCTGCATAAATCTCAAGAGCGTTGCGGTAAGCCATGCGGCCTTCCTGCACTGCTGACGGTGGCAGCTCTTGAATTGAGAACTCGAATGGTGCGTCTTTCTCCCATGCCAAGAAAACGAATGCGTTAACCTCCCGGCCTAGTGCGCGATATCCGTCTGAGTAGAATGCATCCTGCATGTGATATCCGAAGTCTGAAGCCTTGCGGTCAAATGCGCCGGGCGATGCGTTGGCTGCGGTCTTAACGTCAATAGAAACGCCAAGGTCTGTGCGATAAAGGTCATGGCGACAACGGCAAAGAACGCCTGTTTCTTCGTCGATCCAATATCCTGACGCTTCAACCTCACGCGGTCCGCCTGTAATCATTGAGTTGATCCAAGGGTTTGCGTGAACGGTATCGCGAATAGCCAGCACCTTGTCATAATCACCCTCAATAAGAAGATGCTTTTTCTCAATGGCGCAATATTCTTTCGCGTCTTTCCATTTGTTGCCGCGTCGGTCTGCCGGGCCGCGGTAAACCTTCCACTCAAACTCCTCCGGCTCCAAGATTGCCAAGTGCGCGGCTGATCCAAATTCGAAATGATCCTTTGTCTCGCGCACTTCGTTTTTGAAGTGGCTCGGCGTTTTGGTTTCAATAGTCCAAAGGCCAGATTTAGAAACACCGGGGCCGCTGTGATAGGCGTCATTATCTAAGTTCAAATAAATGCCCGGTTCGCGTGTCTCTGTAGTCTCAACAGTCGTCGGCGTTGCTTCCTCTGCGGGAACAATTTCGTTGCTCATTGTTGTGTCTCTCGTTTGCTAGTGATTTGCTTTTGCCCGGTGATAATGCGCACACATTTTCTAGCAGGTCAACACCTGAATTTCAGAAAAACAGAATTTCTGTAATTTTATTTTTATGGGTTGACGTTGTGAATATCGCAACATAGTATCGCCGTGAAATTGAAACCTAAATTGGAGTTTGAAAAGTGACACCTTGGCAAAAGGTATATAAGAAGCTCGGCCTGAACGCCTCTGAATTGGCGCGTGAAATTGAGCGTGATCGATCTAAAGTAACCCGCGCAATCAATGACCCGGCAGGGTTGATAAATGGCCGGGATCAGGCGGCGCTGGTCGAGGTAGCAAAGCGCAAGGGGATATCCTTGTCTCTTGAGGATATGCTGCCCGATGATAAAGGGTGAGCAGGAAAAACCAAGACCACCCATGACATTTGAAGATCAAGCTGACCTGCTTGATTACATTGTCAAGGGAGCAACGACTGACCAACGCGGCAAGGTTGTTCTTTCGTTTAACGCAATACTGGATAAGGCGCAGCTAGAAGATTTGAAATCAACATCAAATCGATTGCGCCTAATGTCCAAACACGAAAAGCAAATCAAACGATTAGTGACGGGTAGAAGATGACACCTTGGCAAGAATTATCTCACAATGAGAAACATGCTCTGGTCATAGATATGATCAACAAGGGGCTGAGTGCTGGCAAGATTGCGCAAAGAGTTCCGGGCGCAACTCGAAACGCGGTGATTGGGTTTTGCTCACGCAATAACGTGGTCATGGCAAACTCACAAAACGGCTGGAACCGTGGCGCTGGAACCGGGGCGCTTCGGAAAAAGAAAGAGAAGCCGGGGCGCATTGCCACGGTTGCGCGGGTCAACATTCATGATGATGAAAAGCGCGAGAAAAGCAGATACGAAAAACGGTTTCACTGTTTGCCGGGGTCTGCGCCTGTCAGCATTATGGAGCTTTCCCCGAACAAATGCCGCTGGCCTGTAGACGGTGGCTTCTGTGGTCACAAGAGAAGCCGGGGCGCTTATTGCACCTGTCACGCAAAACTCGCTTACACCGGGGTTCCAGATGATAAAGCTATTTGATGATCAAGAGGACGTGCGCACCAAGTTGCGCGTTGCCCTTCGCACTCATGGCTCTGTTCTGGTTTACGCGCCGACTGGCTTCGGTAAAACGGTCTTGGCCGCAAAGCTGATAGAGTTAATCTATAACGCTGGCAAGCGCGTGATCTTCTGTGTTCACCGGGTTGACCTGATCAAACAGACTGCAAAGACATTTGAAAAGGTTGGCATACCATTCTCATATATCGCTTCGGGTCGGCACTATAACCCACTGCACCGGGTCTACATTGCGTCAATCGACACTCTGAAAAACCGCAAGCACAATATCGAGGCCGACTATGTTATGGTCGATGAAGCGCACCTGTCGGCTTCGGCTGGTTGGGCCTCCGTTACGCTGCACTATAAAGGCACTGGCGCGAAGCTTATCGGCTTGACTGGCACACCTGAGCGGCTCGACGGTAAACCTTTGGGTGATCTTTGGGACACAATGGTGATGGGGCCGAGCGTTGCCGATCTTATCGAGGCTGGTCGATTGTCCAGATATCGCGCGTTCGCACCTGCCGGGATTGACTTGACCGGGGTTCGCACTGGAAAAGGCGATTATGTAAATAGTCAGATCGATGAAATTATGTCCGGCAAGGCGGTTTTAGCGGGGGCTGTGGGCCATTGGCGCAAGTATGCGGGTGGTAAGCGCACGATTGCATTCGCGCCTTCTGTGGCGCGTTCTGAGCAATTGGCTGCCGAGTTCCGGGCGAGTGGTATTAACGCTGTGGCGCTGGATGGTAACACGCCAACGAATGATCGTGATCGCGCGTTCCATGCGTTCGCAGATCGTCAGCTTGATGTGATCGTGAATTGCCAATTGTTCTGCGAAGGGTTTGACCTGTCGGCGCAAGTGGATCGTGATGTAACGATTGAGGCGGTCTTGCAATACGCGCCAACAAAATCACTGGCAAAGCACTTGCAACAGTTAGGCCGGGCGCTGCGGCGCAAAGATTACCCGGCAGTGTTGTTGGATTTGGTGGGTAATATCGGGCGGCTCGGCTTGCCTGATGATGACCGCGAGTGGTCGCTTGAAGGTCGCAAGAAAAAGAAGGGCAACGCTGGCGAGGTCAGCCCAAAAATCTGCAAGAACTGTTTCGCTACATTCAACCCGGCTCCGGTCTGTCCTGTTTGTGGACACCAAGATGAAGCTCAAGTGCGCTCTCATACTGAGGTCGAAGGCGAACTAGAAGAAATCAACGTGCAAGAATTGCGCAGGCAAAAGAAAATCGAGCAAGCCAAGGCTGGCACGTTAGAAGAATTAATCGCGCTCGCAACTGATCGCGGTTATAAAAACCCGGCTCATTGGGCTAGTAAGATTTACACCGCTCGGCTGGCAAAACAGAAACGCCGGGCATAACTAGGAGAAAGAGAAATGAAACAAGCTGGAAATGCTCTGATCGTGGCAGGGCTGTCTGCCCTGACCGAAACGGCGCATGGCAATTCAAAGGCTGCGGGATGGTACAATGACCCAAAAACGGGTCGCCCTGTCCGGCGCAATGTGGGCGAGATGATTGCTCTGATCCATTCGGAAATTAGCGAGGGTCTTGAAGCTGTTCGCAAGGGTTTGCCTGATGATCACCTGCCGCACCGGACGGGGATAGAGGTTGAACTTGCTGATGCAGTAATCCGCATAGCTGATCTGGCCGGGTACATGGGGCTTGATCTTGGCGGCGCTGTCGTCGAGAAAATGGAATACAACAAAAATCGCGCGGATCACAAAATTGAGAACCGCAAAAACAACGGGAAACAATTCTAATGTCGTCAGTAAATAAAGTTATTTTGGTGGGCAATCTCGGCGCTGATCCTGAGGTCCGCAACACTCAAGATGGTCGCCCTATTGTTACGCTGAAGATCGCGACATCTGAGCGTTGGAAAGATAAAAACACCAACGAACAGCGCGAGAAAACCGAATGGCATAGGGTCGTTATTTTTAGCGAAGGTTTGGCGCGGGTCGCTGAGCAATATCTGACCAAGGGTTCGAAGGTCTACATTGAAGGCCAGTTGCAAACTCGCAAGTGGCAGGATCAAGACGGGAATGATCGCTATTCCACTGAGATTGTGCTGCAAGGTTTCAAGTCTAACTTGGTTATGCTCGGCGGCAATGGCGGCGGCAATTCTGGTGGCGGCGGCGGTGGTGGCGGTGGTCGCCCTCAAGCTGGCGGTCATGCTGATGACGATATCCCGTTTGGTCCTGAGTGGCGCGTCTAATGTCTGAGGTAAGCTTGATGCGTCGGTTGCAGGTTCACGCAACCAAAATCGGGGCGCGATTGTTCCGGCAGAATACGGGCATGGCGTGGGTTGGTAAAACTCGCCGCCTGTCCGCTGGTGATCGTGTCATTGCGAAGGATGGTGATGTGCTGATCCGTGGCGCTCGTCCATTCCATGCCGGGGTAAAAGGCATGTCTGATCTTGGCGGGTGGGTTCCCGTCAAGATTACCCCGGATATGGTAGGGCAAACGATTGGCGTTTGCGTTCAGGTCGAAGTTAAGGAAAACACCAAGGCAACACCTGAACAAATCACTTGGATCAATGCGGTTAAGGGCGCTGGCGGCTTCGCCGGGATTGCCCACAACGAAGAAGAATTAGAGAAGATTGTTCTTCAAAAAACAATGTTGACCTAGATATGGTGTATTGGCGCAACCTCCCGCGCCAAACCTTGGGGCTGACGCGCTCGTTATTGTTTCGCGTCTTGCGTGTCAGCCCTTGCTTCAAAACAAATAGCCATTGACCGGGGCCGCAAAAAAATATTTGCTTGCAATCCGGCTTCAATTATGTTGTGAATGTCACAACAAAAGCAAATCAGCAAAGCAAGAGCAATAATATGGGCAATGATATAGAACAAATCCGCAGGGATATCTCCTTAGTCGCCACGGCGCAAAGCTTTGGCGTTGACTTGAAGAAAGATGGTGACGAGTGGGCCGGGTGCTGTCCGTTCCATTCCGAAAAGACTGCATCCTTTACCGTGTTTAATGGGCGCAATGGCGCTGAGATGATGCATTGCTTCGGCTGCGGCGCAAAGGGTGATGTCCTCGATTTCGTGCAGATGATTAAGGGCGTAAAGCTGCCTGACGCAATCGAGATTTTGACCGGGCGCAAAGCTGCCGGGCATAACGTTAGGCCGCGCCAAATTGAAACCGTCGATCCTTACAAGGGAATTATCCCTGTCGATCCTGCTGGCGAAATAAAAGTTGGCCAGACTGTTCGCGTCTACAATCCTAAACGCGCTGGCACAGATCGCGCATGGGGCAAGCTTGTGCCTTCGTTGGTGCATCCATACCGGAAGGCTGACGGATCGCTCATGGGCTATGTTCTGCGCCGGGAAATGCAAGGCGGCGGCAAAGAAACCCCAATGATCCGGTTTGTTGAACTGCCTGATGGGACTAAATGCTGGTCACGGTTCCCGTTTGAAAAGCCTCGGATGCTTTACGGTCTTGACCGGATCGCGGACAAGAAGCAAGTTATCGTTGTTGAAGGCGAGAAGTGCCGAGATGCAATGGAAGCCGCAACTGGCCGGGCCTGTGTGTCATGGCCGGGTGGCACTCAAGGCGTGAAGTATGTCGACTGGTCGCCGCTTGCTGGTCGCAATGTGGTGATCTGGCCTGACAATGATGATCCCGGCATGAAGGTTTCTGACGAAATTGCTGCAATCCTGACTAAGCTTGATTGTCGCGTCCGCGTCTGTGAAGTCGTGGCGGTGATATAATGGTCTATTCGTTCAAGGATTGGGACGCTGGCAAGCTGCCACCTAAAGGATGGGATTGCGCCGATGCCGTTGCTGACGGTTGGACAAAATCCGATATCGATAATTTCATGCGCTCGACTGTGCGCGAGTGGACACCGCCAGCGCCAGCGCCAAGTGAGAACCCCTCACCGCGCGATGCAAATGAGCCAGTGCAGCAAATGCGCAGCAACGACAATGCGCAACCAGCTGAAGTTGTGCAGATCAAAACGCGCAAGGTTCACAAGGCCGATGACGGTTGGATGGCGCAGCTGGTCGAGAATGAAGATGGGAAGCCGAAGCCCGGCGCGTCAAAGAACTGGCGCTTGTTCCTAGAAAATCATCCTGAAATGCGCGGCGTGTTTGCCTATGACAAATTCCGGCGCAAGGTTTATATCGACCGCCAGCCGCCTTGGGAAGATGACGGGTTCCAGCCTCGGCCAATATCTGACACCGATATTGCAGAAGCAACCATGTGGCTTGAAAGTTTCTACATGTCTCCAAAACCAAGTTCACTTGCCCCTGTGATCGACGTGGTGGCCAATGCGTTCGCATATGATGATCTGACTGAGTATCTTGAGGGCTTGAAGTGGGACGGGGCTTCGCGCGTTGCCGGGTTCATGACTGAATATCTAGGTGCAGAAGATAGCGATTACTCGCGGATCGTTTCAAAGCGCTGGTTGATATCGAGCATTGCACGTGCGCTGCAACCGGGCTGCAAGGTTGACACCATGCCAATTCTTGAGGGCAAGCAAGGCGCTCGCAAGTCGAGCGTTCTCCCGGCATTGTACGGGCGGCAATTCTTCACTGATGAACTGTCTGACATTGGATCGAAGGATGCCATGATGGAGATGCAGGGCGTTTGGTGTATCGAGATTGCCGAGATGCACCGCTTCTCGCAGTCAGAAACCAACAACGTTAAGAAGTTCGTCACGCGCCAAACTGATCGTTTCCGTCCGCCATACGGGCGCAACATCATTGAAGCGCCGCGCCGGGCTGTCATGGTCGGCACGATTAACCCCGAAGGCAATGCATACTTGCGCGATAGCACCGGGGCGCGTCGGTTCTGGCCTGTCACTGTGGGTAAGATTGACATTGAAGCTGTCGAGCGTGATCGTGACCAGATTTGGGCCGAAGCTCTAACGCTTTATCGCGCTGGTGAGCAATGGTGGCTGACGCAAGAGGAAGAAGATTTTGCCAAGATAGAGCAAGAAATCAGAACAGATATCGACGTTTGGACTGGCCCAATTAAAGACGCTATCCACGGCAAAACCAAGATTGATCAAAGCGAAGTTCTAAGGGCTATCGGCGTTCTAACGAAAGACGCTGATTGGCGGCACTCTGGCCGCGTTGGTCGCGTGATGAAACATCTCGGCTGGATCGCGAAGCGTGAAGGAACTGACGGTATCAGCTACGTTTCCCCTGATGCCATGAACTTTGACAGTGCCGATTGGTGATAAAGTAAAGGGCGCTCTTGGCTCATTCCAAGCTTGCGCCCTTTATCTCTCTGCGTTTACCCCGCTTAACCAGCTTCGATTGCCTAAGCATTGCGGCGACTGGTTGGGTCTGACCCGTCGAGCGGTGGTCCTGATACAGCATACGCAAGCTGATGTCTGCCAAGGAGTGCCGCAAACTATCGTGGATGAAACCACAATTTCACTTTAGCAGAAATTATGCTAACCGTAATCACCTAAACCATTTGAAAAGGTGAATTATGGCTATCAAGTTTAAACGAAAAATTATCGAAGCCACTCTGAAGCATGAGGGCGGTTATACCAACAACCCGAAAGACCCCGGCAATTGGACGGGTGGCAAGGTCGGCAAGGGTCGGCTGCTCGGCACAAACATGGGGATCGCGGCCCATGCATTCCCTCATTTGCATATTCCGAGCATCACCAAAGACACTGCGGTGGGCATCTACGAGAAAAAATATTGGGATAAACTGCGCGGTGATGATCTGCCAATTGGCGTGGATGCTGTTGTCTACGATTACGGCGTAAACTCTGGCACTGGTCGCGCCGCCAAGTGCATTCAGCGCATTTCCGGGGCAAAGCCTGACGGTGCGATTGGAACTCTCACGCTCAAGGCAATCAATAAATCCTATGGCGCGGATATGATCAAAGCCGTGGCGCGTCAACGCATGTCCTTCTTGCGCGGCCTGTCGATCTTCAAGACGTTCGGCAAGGGTTGGACACGGCGCGTTGCTGAGAATGAAGCGTTCGCAATGTCGATGTTCCTAAGTCAAGGTCGCCAGACTTCCGCGTCAGAAGCGCACAAGGTTGAAACACTCAAGGCAGAAGCAAAAACAGCCAAGACCAAATCCAAACGGGCTGGCAAAACTTCTGCGACTGGCGGCACCGGGTCGATTGCTGTCGTGGCGACCGACTATATTTCAAACGGTAATTCTTGGCTATTGTGCGTGGCTGCGGTGCTGCTTGTGTGCGCCGGGCTTGCATTCCTGCGCGGTCAACAAGAGAAAGCGCGTGCTGAGGCTTACGACAAAGCCGCCTCTGTTGCGATTTAGTGTTGCGCCGGGCTTCGGCTTGGTGTAATGATAGCTTGTCACGGTCTCTTGCTGGTATCCGTTGATTTTGCTTTTGGGGAAAAGGGTCAGTTTTTTAGCTGGCCCTTTTCTTTTGGGCGGATAAAAAAATACCCGACAATCTAAGATTGCCGGGCCAGTTTGGGAGGTATCAGGATTGACCTGTCATGATCATATATTCGCCGTATGTTATTTCTTCGGCATGGTCAGGCTTGAACTTGGTAACTCCTTCATCTCCGAAGCTATCATTTGCAATCGGCACTGACAAAATTATTTCGCCCTCGCACCGCTCCATGTGCAGCCAGCATATGCATTTTGATGCTTGCGTTGATATAACGAACGCGCCAACTCCAAAAGCCTCACCCACTAGGTTCGATCTGAACGGGTTCGGCAGCCCTGAGATTTCAGTCTCCAATCTCTTGCCCACCTTGGTTCGCTTGTCCGGCTTCAAATAGGCCGTGTCTGGTGAGTGATATTGCTTATTGATCAACCAGCCTTCGGGCTTTTTCTTGGTCGCGTCAATCGTGATACCTGAAACCCGGCTCCCTTCGCGCCAATAACCCTTGCCGCCATGCGACATGGCCCAGCTGTGAACCGCGTCAATCATTCGGTTGTAGTCATCTAGGACTTCTTCGCACTTGGCTTTAGTCTCGCCATATACCTTGTAGTATCTCCGCGCGTTCATTAGATTTCTCTCCTATAAATAATGCCGTTGATTTCCAGCGTGTCCGGCATGGCAGTGACCGGGCGCTTATTCAGATCGATATCCATCTCGTGCAAGCAAGCCAGTATGTGAGGCTGATTTGCCGCGTCCTCAAGAGGGATTTTATCTTCAAGCCAAGGGCGGATTTTGCCAACCTGCGGGGATCGCTCCGCGAAATAGACCGTGCCATGCTCGACCTTAGTGATAATGATCACCTTGACCAGCTTGTCAGGCGCTTGAGTTTTGCCGTTCCAGTAGCGCATAGCCGATTTTCGGGCGTTGTACTGGTCAGATGATCTTTCTTTGCGTGGCGGTCTAAATGTTAGCGCACCATCGCGCTTGAATAGCGCCACTGAAACGATTTTAGTCATTACTCCGTGCCTTCCAAAAATTCGCAAACCTCGTCCCAACGATCCGAGACTTTATAAAGCATATCTTTATTGTCGCTCTCGGCTTGCTTGTCGATTTCCCACTGGTTGAAGTCGATCAGCTTCTTGACGTTATCCTCGACCAACTCGGCGATAATCGAAGGATCAAGCGCGTCAAGTTCCCAACTGGATTTGCCGTGCTTGTCAACGTACCCTTGGAAACGGCTGTCTGTGATCTTTGCCGGGTTGGGTGGTGGTGAGTATTGATCGATCTGGTCCATGTTCAACGCCAAGCGTCGAACTTCAGCCGAAAAGCCTGAAAACATATCTAGGCGCTCCCGGTTGTCGCGCGTCATGTCGATGCCGCTCGGATCGTGGTCGCCAAGGTGAAGGATGATAGGCTGCTTGCCGCCATACTCAGCCGATTTTAAGCGCTTTCCAGCGCGATACTGCTCTGATTGGGACGTGTACCCCCGGCAAGCGAAGAAAGGCACTTGCCAGCGATTGCAAACGCGCTCGATCACGCCGACAAGCGCGTCCTTCTCGATCCAGACCTCCGGCGCGAATGATTGGTTTCGCCACAAATCCTCTTTGTAACTGTAGCAAGCGCTTGATATTACGCCCTCCGGCCCGTCCCAAGTGCTGACACCTTTCAAGTTCCGTGTTCGGTCCTCAATGGCGTTCCAGTCAATTAGGCCAGCCAGCCGCGCCTTGTTGATTGTTTCTCCAAGCTTCTTGTACTCGCGCATATTGTTCGGGATTAGATCGCGCGAAACGAATTGATAATAAAGCTGGCGCAACGTGAGCGAATAGCCGTTTGACTGGTACTCAGCAATGATGTCGCTGGCCTTGTTGATCAGCGCAATCGTTTTGTCTTGGAATTTATAGTCTCTGAATTTCTCTAAACTCATTTGATCTTGCCTCTTGTTGAAAGAAGTGCAGCACCACCGATAAGGGGCGGCGGTGCTGCTGTTATGTCGAAGTGTTACTCGGCTTTTTCTGTGGCCTCGTTGTTCTTCGTCATAGCCTCGGCCAGTTTAGCCTCAAGCTCTGCGTTCGTTGGCTCCGGCGCTTTCTCCTGCACCTGCTCTGGCTGCGCCTGCTCTGGATGCGCTTGCTGCTGTGGCACTTGAGAAGATTGCAGCGCCGACGAAATTGATTGACGCATTTGCACAAGCTCAGCGTGTTTCTGTTGGGCCTCTTGGTGCTGCCGGGCAGTATCGATAATAATCTGCTCCTGATCCAAAATGTCCATGTTTACTTCGGCCAGTCGTCCAGCCATTTCGTTGCGGTAGTAGTCAAGTTCACGCATTTTGGTTTCTCCGTTTTTTGCGTTTGCTGTTTTTCCCTAAGCTCTGCGAGCTTGGAAAGTTGAGTGCGGTCTATGTTCTCAAAGACACGCGACATAAGTGATCGCCATTGATGAGACAAAAGTGAAGGCGAAAATAATCGCCAGCTCTGTTTTCGAAAGCGGTAGATTGCCCATTTCAAGCCCCTCGGTTGTTGTGTTATTCGCAACTTACAGGGTGGTATTTACCGGGTCAAGTTAAAAATCAGCCAAGACCGATTTTAATTTCTCCCTGCGTTTCGCTACCCTCGTTTATAGGTTCGACCAAAGACCGCTTGAAGGGGGCTTTGTCCATGCCTGACTTCTCGATTGCCCACATGGTCCAACCGAACAAGGGCCAGAAGGATATTAGGGGGCGATACCCTATCGATCCGAATTTGTTGAAGTCATATTTTTCAATGATCCCGGCTTTTATCATTTCTTCAAGCGCCGTTACCGCCCAATCCGCAGGCTTGCTTTCCTGCATATGAAAGACAACACCCTCTGAGTTTGGCCCGACCTTCATCATTGAAAACCAAGAACTTCCGACCATTTTAGCATCAAGCGATAACTCGGCCAATTCTCTTGGCAAATCTGGCTCATTCATCTTTCTCTCTCCTTCATCATGGCGTCAGCATGTTCGTAGGCTATTTTTGCGACTTCACTAGGATATTGCATTGCCGGGATAAGGCTTCGCATGGCCGCAATCGCAAATCTATCGCGAAGCTCTTTTTTCCTCTGCGCCAGACTAACCTCAATGATGTCATCTGGCATTGGCTCCGGCGTTGGTGTGTTAAAAATCATCTGATCTTCTCCTATTTACCCGGCAGTTTAGGGATATCCCCAAATCCTTCGCATTCCGGGCATTTGATGCGTTCGTCGTCGGCTAGGTCTGGCTGCGTCATCCTTCCCCCTCCTTTTCAGGTTGAGCGGGTAGGGTGATTTTGCGGTAGTGGGTGGGTTCTAATTCACAACAAGCGTATCCCTCTCGCCGTGCTTCATCACCCCAACATTCGTCACCAGCGGAATTGGTATAGAAATACCAATCTGTTTTTCGCCATACGTGCCCGTTTCGTCCTTTGAATAACAGGTCAACTTTTCGCCCGTCTTTTGCCGTTTCATCTATCGGCTTCCACCCTGTTATCTCAGCCTCGAACTCGGCGATTATAGGTGATGCAATGTTGATAAAATCCGCAATGAGTGCGCCTTGCATAGCCTTGTTTATTTTTGACGCTAGTTTGTGGTGCCTATCTTCTGGCTTAGCTGTTTCCGACCGCCTCAAGTCGCGCTCGTGCTCTCGACCTTCTTCGAACGCCTCTGTCGTCAGCGACATTACATGGGCTTCCATCTCGGCTTTCATCACGCCAATTGGGTAATTGGTTTTTGTAAGTCTGCCGCCAGTCGCATAATCGAGAAATATCGAAAAGCGCTCCATCATTTCTTGATAGTCCTGATGGTCGTTTACCGCGTTGTGTTCCTCGCCTTGCTGGAATGCGGCAGCTTCGGTTTTCATGATGAATTGGGTGATAACATCTAGAACGCAATCCTTAGGGCAAGCGTTTATCGATGTTAGCAGCATCGCTGCATTTTCGCGTTGGTGGTCTGTTGGTTTCATGATCCGCCTCTCCTAATAGACGTTGCTGTCAATTTCATCGCGAACAAATTCATATATGTCTGCGAAAAAATCCGAATGGTTTGCTTGCATTTTTGCGATTACGCGCTCCCGCTGTAATCCGTTCATCTCCAGCCGGGTTAGGACCGCATCAAAAATTGCGGGTAACTGGCTATCATCCACCTGCTCGATTTCTCTAATTAGGTCCATTGGCCAATCTCCTGCCGGGTTAGTGCTTCGTGTCTGTCGCCTCGTGCGCGATAATGCCGCAAACTTCCAGTGCATCGCCCTTCCTGACCATGGCAACGCCTCGGCCTTCTTTGAGGATCGGCGCAATCTCTGACATTTTCACCGCGATTAGTTTAAGTGCGTAGGCTGTGTGAATGCCGTGTTCTTCAAGCGCTTCGTAATCAAGCGCTCCATCCCCTTTGCCTTCCGGGTCTGACAAATTGATCGCTGTCAGTACAACTTTATCGATATCCATGATTGATCTTTCTCTTTTGGGTGGCGGGGCTGCTCATACCCCGCCGTTTGCAAATTGAGTAAAATGATTGAGCAATCAAGTCGGGATTGCTGAAGGGCATCGGCTCTCCCTGTAACAAGAAAATACCTTACGTTGGCGGGTCTCCTCGCTGGTATCAACTGCCACCGCCTACCAGCTTCGCGCGTGTGGCCCCCGTTTTTGGGGATATATGGCACTATTGCCAAACTGTTCTTGGATCACATGTCCCATAGATTTGTGTTTTCGATGTTCTCCAAGATAAACCTTCCTATTTCCTGCGGTGTCGCAGGTGTATTGTCGTTTAAGTCTGCAAGTGACTTGATTGGTGTCGCAAAATGATCCTTGCCGGGCTGGGCAATCTCAATCCCCCTGAATACTGACGTGTCAATCATTATCGGCGCGTTCGCAAATGCTCCAACTTCATCGCGCAATCCGAGCGCTCCAACTACAGATTTCGGCGCTACTTTTGTGCTGTCGTCGAATATAGAAGTTGTGCTGGCCAGCGATTTCCCTTCCTCGATCCCCATCATCGCGCAAGCGTGACCAATGCAGCAACGTTTCTCGGTTTTATACTCTCCAAGCATACCTGATAGCTTTTGGCGCTCTGGCTGCATCAAAAACCGCGCCCATTTGTGGCGATTGTCGAGCTGACGTTGCTTCTTGGCGATATCCCCCGGCAAAAGATCGATCAGAAAATCCACCATTTTTTGCGCACACTCACGAAACTCGTCGCGCTTCTCGTCCGCGTCGTCACGGTCGCTAATGACCGCCTTACGCCACCCGTCATAGGCGATGTCTGCATTCATGTATGGAGTATTCGCGCAGTATTCATTTTTTGCTTCTTCCCGAACCGGGCAACCAACGCAAGCGGCTTCCACATTTTCCGGGGTGTTATAAATTCCGCACAGTGCGCAATCGTCTCTTCCTGTGCTGGCTTGCATGTATTCTTCTGCATATCGATTATCGCGCCAGTGGGCGATTGATTTGATTGTCGCTTCAATTGTCTGCTGGTTCATGGCTCTTAACCCTTCTTCAATTCGTTTGCCAGCGCGGTTAACGCTTCGGCTGTATTGTTAATCTTCTCTATCAGCGCAACCCTCTCCGGGTCGATCCTCTTAGGCTCGTCCAGATAGTCGTTATCTGGCAGATTGATCAGGGCTTTGATCAGATCGTCTAACTTCACCGAGTTGCCGTTAAGCATCCACTGATAACTTGCCTCGTCCGCGTCTTTTGGTGGGGTGAATATGCAAGAGACATTTCCCTTTTTTGTATTCACAACGCCAACGCCAGTTGCTTCTTTTACTGGCTCTGTCGATCCATCCTTTTTCATGATGACCACCGACAGTTGGCTGATGTAGCTGTTTGTTGCCCGGCGCTTGGCTAACCTGATGATCTCGTGCGCTGCGCTCATGTCACTTACTCCGCTGCATCTTCCAGCGCACTGCTGGCGGCTTCTGCTGATGAAATAGCTTCATCTAGATTAGAGATTGCGGCTTCTGCGACTTCGTATCGCTCCCCGCCCTGCATGTTCTCAGGGATATTGTCTAGATATTCCTGCTCCTCGTCGCGGATTTCCTCTATCCGGTTTGTGATGCCCTCCAGCTCAGATGTTAGCTTTTTGATTTCTTCGCGGCGTTGCTTGTTCATGGTCTATGCTCCTGCTTTGTTCGGTAACCGAACGATTAAATCTCGTTTAACGCTTTGATCAGGTTGGCTTGGCTGATTACCTTGCCGCTCAATTTCCAGCCCTTGCGCATGTGATCGCGCCTCCATGTGGTTCGGCCCTGCGCTGCTGTGTAATGGACTGCCAGCTCTCCAAGAGGTGTGTCTGCGAAGCCTGAGCAATGGCCGGGGAATTGTCTTTTATCACCCCCGCCGTAAATCTCTGCCTCGCGCTCTACTGCGCTATCAATGGCGGCTTGCATGTATTTCGTTGCGCTATCCATAGCTCTAGCCTTTCAATCCGAATGCTTCAAGTTCTTCTGCCGTTGCCGGGCGCGGCTCTTTGGTGGTGGCGTAAATCTCACCAGCCTTCACCACTGCGCTTTTGCTGGCAACAACCTGATACCAATTTTCAGTTTCAGTGATAGCCACAATCACACTGTCAACAATCAGTAACATTGACGCTCGTCGCTTGAAGATGTGGGCTGCAAGCGCCTCGTTTATTTCCATGCGCTTTTTGGCATATCCTTGACGGGCCTTAAGCGCTCGCTCCAATTCTTCAATTGGCGCTTTGTCCAAATAAAAGGCCGTGAAGTGTTCGCGTAGGTCAACCATGTGTCTTGCTCCATGTGATCGCTGATTTGTGCGCCGCCAGTGACAGCGCTGATTTGCTTTGTTGTGATAGTTACAACATGTTTTTGAAAAACGGTCAAGCCCCTATAATATCTTTTTTTAAATTATTTTCCCGGCATGGGTGGTGCCCTCAGTTTCGTCATTGCATACCTGAGCGTTTGGCTAAATAAGCAAGTGCTTATGCTAATTTTGGCGTTAACTGGATTTCGGTTAACGGTGTATTTAACTGGAGTGTGAAGTGCTGGCTGGTTCGCACTTTTTTCCGTACCCGTGGGTACTCTTGACATTTGTCAAATGAAACCGAACTGATTTGGCTCAATCCGTCCATTTTGGCCGATATTATGGAACTTCTGGAAAACCCCGCAACTTATTTAAACTGGGTTCCTCTGTTATATAACAAAGGATCGATCACGTTAAAGTATATATATAGGGGGTATATGGGGGGTGTAGTGCGCATATTATACTGCATTATATAACACAGGAACCCACTTCAATAGAGTTGGAGTGCTCTCAGAAAACCCCAATTATCTATAAAATGGGCAAATTGGTATCTAATTGGTTCGTAATTGGTCTGGTGCTTGTTTTGGCGCAAATTGATATATATCGTAGGGCAAATTCAACCGATTAACTCACTGGCTCAATTGCCGGGAAAATGAGAGGCAAAAATCATGGCTG